ACTTATTACAGCAAAGAATTGGTTACATGCAGGCTCAAAAGCAAGTACTTTGGGGATTCCAATCTATAGTTTTACACACAATTGTGGGTGAAGTAGTAGTTATCCCTTCAATGTTTATGAGTAACGTTTCTGGAAGTAAAGCAATTTATTTCCTTGATCTTTCAGTTATTGAATTGAGAGTATTACAAGATGTTACCTATGAAGAACTTGCTAAAGTAGATGATGGACAAAAGTTTATGCTTAAAATGTATGAATGTCTTATTATCAGAGCACCAGCTTTTAATTCTTGGATAGGCGAGATAAAATAAAATGACAACAAATGTTAATATCAGCGCTGTTAAAGTTGCACCTTTAGGTGGAGCTACATTAGACGGTCTTAGGACTGTTTATTTAACAGGAGCTAAAGCAGCACAAAGTGATACAATTACCGTTACAGGTATAAATCAAATTGTAGTTGTGCATGGTTGGATCAATGACGGAACCAATAAAACGGTAGAAGTTATTACCTCAACTGACGCAGCACCAACTGTTTTAACATTGACAAGTTCCGATACTGGAACTGCTCATTTAATCGCACTCGTTAAATAATATCTAAGATGACAGCTGCTGTAAAAACTGCAACACTAGTCGGAAGCGTAGGAAGTGAAATCAAAACAACAGGTACAGCACTTAAATCTGGAATCTATACAGCTACAGTTGCAACAGCTAGCGATTGGGTAGTCTTATCTGACTACACAGTTGTGAGTTTCGCTATAGCTACTACAGATGCAGACGGTGTTGCTAACGCTTGTACTATTGACGGTACAACTACTAACAAAGTAGTTTTAACTGGCACTACTACAGGGGCTACAACCTTGCTTGTTTTTGGTTACTAATCCTTAATTGACTCTGATCGTGGGCTTAGGCCTGTCACATCGTGACCCCTTTTTTAATTAAATAAACAAACAAAAATGAAAAGAATAAAAGATTTAGAAGGAAAATTTCAATGGACTACAGAAGAAAATGAAACAATGGCTGAACCATTAAGTAAACCTACAAAAGAAAAGGAAAACTTAATAGACAAAGCTATTAAAGATTTAGAAACATCTGAAAAACCAAAGAAAAAATCCTCTAAAAAGAAAAAAAAGAAGTAATAAAAGATGACATACGGTACTTTAGCAACAGTTTATGCACTTATAGGAGTTGATAGTACTGCAATCCCCGAAGCAACTATTAACATCTACCTAGCTCAAGCTGACGTAGAAGTAGACAGATATATGAAAACATCATCTACTCCTAAGGTAATTATTCAAAAATTTACTGGAAATGGAACAGATACTCAAGTAGTAAGTCAAAAACCTTTACTTAATGTTCAAGCAATGGATATTAATGATACAACAATTTCTACAGAATATTTAGATTACCAAGAAACAGGAGAGATCTATTTAACAACTGAAGCCGAATACACTAAATTTAAACCTACAAAGAATAATGTAAGGGTACAATATACTTATGGTTATTTGGAAGATAGTACAACAATTGCTAGTGAAACATTAGTGGCAGACTTTGAAGCAGGAGCAACTAAAGTAATCGCAGTTACAGATGCGAGTGATTGGGCTGTAGGAGCATATGTTAAGATAGAAGGAATGGATGGTAATTATGAAGTGACACCAATTACAGCAATAGATGAAGTAGGAGAAACAATAACAGTAACATTATATCAAGATCACGAAACAGGATCAATAGTATTCTTACAACAAACTCCTGGAATAGTCCAAGACTGAGCTAATTACTTATGCGCAATTAAAGGAGCAGCTTACATGATGGGTAACACATACACATTCGCAACAAGCTATCAAATGCCAGATTATTCAGTAACTAAAGGAGTTCCATATCCACATTTCGCTAAATCACTAGATTCTAATATTAAATTGAAGAATGATTTGCTAAAGAACTTTGCAGCATTACCAGTCTTTGCCTGAGGTTTAAATGTCAATTACTGATCTAGGAATAACTAAAGCAGACTTCGAAGATCAAGCATTTGATGATTTTTCTCAAACAGTAAGCAGAACAGCAGAGACTAAAACAACTTCTAATCTAACAGGATCACCAACATATACAGCAGGAACACCAGCAAATATATCTGCAATATTTATACGTAGAAGTGAGACATTTGATTGGGCTAAGGAAGGTTTATTCGAGGATGGTGATGGATTCATGCAAGTAAAACAAGATCAAGCATTAAGTAAAGAAGATTTGATAACAGTTAACGGTGAAACCTTTAGAGTAGATACAATAATCAAAAGACAAATAGGTGGCACTCAAATGTTTAAATCATGTAATTTATTCCTGAAGGTATAGGTGTTTAAATACAATTTAGGCGTTTGAATAACAGAGTAAGTACTCTTTAAATCATCCAAGTGGAAATGGAAAAGGAAAATTTAGAAGCAATAGGTTTTGAATTAGTTACAGAATTAAGAAAACAACTAGAAATGAATAATTCAGTTGATACAGGTAATTTGAAAAGATCTATTAGATTCAAGATAAGAAACGGAACACTATTTCTAATTATGGCTGATTATGCAGAGTTCTTAGAGTTTGGAACAAAGGCTCATGAGATAAGGCCAAAGGGTAAAGCATTGAAGTTTGGCGATGGTAAGGGTGGAGATGTTTTTGCTAAGGTTGTGCATCATCCAGGAACAAGGCCAAAACCATTCATAAGACCAGTATTCCACACTAAACTAAAAAAAATAATAAAAAAATACATAAAATGACTAAAAGCGAAATAAAACAAGAAGTATTGTATTTCCTAAGAAATTCAGACATAATGACAACTACAGAAAGAGGAGTTACTACAGCTAATTTATCAGGTACATTAAGTTCAGCCACAACTACTTTAATTAATGTAACAAATGTTAAAAATATTAGAAGTGTGATTGTTGGAGGAACAACCTTAGCTTATGGTACTGATTATACTTATGATACAGATTTCTTAGACACTACAATAAAGACAAAGATCACATTCACCGTAGCTCAATCAGGAGCATTAACAGGAACATATGACTATGGAACAGATAAGATATATCCTGACTTTCCTAGAGATGATTTAACACTAAACTCTTACCCACGTATCGCTGTGGACATTCTAAGCCGTACAGGAGACGCTTTCGGCATTGGAGGTGAGTCATTCATCTATGAAACAACATTTACTATAGTTGTCTACTCAGAAAGTCAAGATTACGTTGAAGATAAGCTATATGCAATAGATTTAGCATTTAGAGCAGGCGCAAAGAATTTCTATAATTGTTCTTTTGCAAAGCCAATTGGTAGAGGCCCAATAATTAAACATGATGGAAGAAATCAAACACTTTTACACTGTAATACAGATGTACTAGCAATGATTGAGGTAAAAGGTACAGCATAATGAATAAAATAGAATTAAAAAGATATTGGACGGATGTGGCTAAAGGAAAGATAATTCATAAAGATGGTATGGCATCACCAGTTTTTCCCAAAGATGCAATAGAAAAACATAAAACTCATAAGAGAAAGAAAAAACTAAATAATACAGGAGGTAAATAAAATAACACAAAATTATATTGGTGGAGGAGAGACAGTTTGTCTTTACGCTTTTGAAGATATGACTCAATGGGATGCAACGGCAGCAAGCCACACAAAATCAGACGAGACTTATATGCCATTTGGACATGGAATAGATGTATCTGTTGGTAGAAACAATAATGCTGAAAAAATATACGGAGTTGGAGCAAGAAACGCAACAGCTAGTATTAATAAGCAATATACTGGAACAGCCACAATCAATGGATCTTTAGCAAATGCTTATTGGCTTTTAGGAGTTTTAGGAGCAAATACAGATGCAGGAACAGCAGACGCTTTTACTCATACCTATACAGAAACAGACGTTTTACCTAGTTACACAACTACAACAAGTTTTGAATTAGGAACAACAGACTTTGCAAGTGATTTAGTGGGTTGTAAAGTAAATTCATGTAAACTTACTGCAGCAGTAAATGAAGCAGTTAAGTTTAGTTTAGAATGTCCATATCGATATGAGAATTTAGGTACAACTAAGTTAGCAAATAATACAGAGATTGAACCAGTTTTCACGTTCGCACATGGAAGCATTGAAATGCCTGATGGAACAGTTATTGCAGCAATTCAAAACTTTGAATTAACAATAGTGAATACATTAGAAGATATTTATGGAGTAGGAAGTAGATTTAAAACAGGTTGCGTTGGAAAGCAAAGAGAATATACATTCTCAATGACGGCAGCATTTAATGACTATACTGACTTATTAACATATTTCATGAATGGTACTAACTCAGCAACAGCACCTAGTGCTGGAAGTGGAACTGAGATTGCAACACTAGAATTAACTTTTACAAATGATGATGGAGATATTCTTGATATTAACTTAACAGGAGTATCACTTAATGAAGAAACATTACCACAAAATGGTACTGATTTAGTAAAAGAAGATGTTAGTGGTTGGGCAAGAGGTTGTACAAATATTGTCTATACAAACGATGTTGAAGTAGCACCTAAAGCAGCATCTTAAAATTTATTATTTTTCCTGATGATTTTATTATTTAGCAGGACCTTACTTAGTAAGAAAAACAATTAAATAAAGGTAAAACAATGGAAACAACAAAAAAAGAAATAGGAAACAAAATAAGAACAGTTGGAACTATAGAAATTGATTGGGAAACTTTTGATGATAAAAAACAATCAATTATAACTAAAGAGAAGATAGAAGTTCTTAAATTGACTTTTGGAGAAGATTTGAAGATTAGAAATAATTGTACTAAGGTTAAGATGTCTGGTGGACAGCCAAACATTCAAATAGACCAAGAACAAATGACTTTACAAAATCTTATAAAATCAATCATAAAAGCACCGTTCCCTATTACAGAAGAAGGAATATGTGATTTAGATAAAATAACTGCTGGAGAAATCTTAGAAGCATTTAATGAATTGAATA